AGAAGTAAGAGCAAAAGAAGTAAGAGCAAAAGAAGTAAGAGCAAAAGAAGTAAGAGCAAAAGAAGTAAGAGCAAAAGAAGTAAGAGCAAAAGAAGTAAGAGCAAAAGAAGTAAGAGCAAAAGAAGTAAGAGCAAAAGAAGTAGTCGATGACTCTTTACCATAAATCATCTTCGTCATCCGATTCATCCTCTTCTAGAAAGGGTCCTTTGAACTCTGCTTGTAACGCTCGTATGTCATAGCCCTTCTTTTCGAAAAAGTCGAGATAAGAGATATCAAAGTCTACACCTATCATAGAGAAAATATGGTAGGCGTATCTGGGAGTTAATACAGCTCCGAGAGAGAGTAACAACTCTGCTGCTTCCGTAGAGCCTTTCTCGTCAAGAGTAAAGTAGATAGGACTTTTATTGAACTTTTCGTTCGCGATGTCTACGGTAGGAGCTAATTTACGAATCTGTTCCACGTTCTGATCAAAGCAGGCTTGCGTAAACTTTGATGTGTGATAATCTCGTAGCTTCTTTCCTTCCAGCCCTTGATTTAGTTGAGATACAAGTCTATAGTCATGGTAGAGGTCTGCTCTCGGTCTCTTTGATCTTATCAGATTTTTTGCTTTTTCTACGTCCATCCTCTTTGATAGATAAGCCCAAGCGAAAATTACACTCTCCTCGTGTCCGTACTTGCACCGAAAGAGTATTCTTCCGGATAGAGTAGGAATTACTTTGTCGACGAGCTCTTCAAAGGTAAATAGATCGGAAGCCCCGAGGTAGAGTACATTCCCTTTTTTTTGGATCTCTCCCTCCTTGCAGTAATTATATAGGTCAACTACCGTCTCTGCTGTATCGTCTTTGGCATTCCTCGACCCTATCGCTACATCTGAAGTGATCCAACTCACCACGGGGCACCATAGGCACAACCCGGATAGATCACAGGTAAGGTTTCGTTTACACTCTCCGCATAGCACATGGGAACCAGAAAGTCTCTTACAGTCTCCACAAAAGACGCCGATACAGTCATCCTTCCCACAGATAGAGCGCTGTATCGGACTTGAAAAAGAACAATCCGTACACGATTTCATTTCTATACTAATATACTGTTTAAGGTGAAGAAGATAATGTATTTAATTTCTTACATAAGTAAAATGGCTTGTTATATTCCTGTTAGTAGCAATCGTCGAGAGGACTGTGAGGCTCTTCACACTCTTTACCTTATGAAAGATACTATTTTAGGAAAGGGTTCCTTTGGTACAGTACATGAAGCTTGTATACGAGGAACTAGAGACTGTGGATACGTACTAAAAACGAGTACGATGGATATAGAAAAGTACGCGAGGGAAGGTGGCAAGTCGTTTGAACGATACTACAGAGAATGGGTAAACGAGGTTGAGATTCACCTCCAATTAAACGAATGCCAAGAAAAATACGACATCAAATTCTCTCCGTGTATTTATGACTGGTGGTACTGTGATGACGGAGAAAAAGCGAAATTTTATATTCTCATCGAGAGGTACCAAGGAGATCTAGTGACTCTGTTAGAGAATAAAACGAGCCTCGCCGTTGCTATGACATTAGATAGAATGCATGAATATCTTGGTATCATTCACTATACATGTCGAGTGTGTCTTAACGATATCAGTCTAAGAAATATGCTTTACAAACAGATTGGAGTAAACGAGTACGAGATTGTGTTTGCGGATTTTGGGATGGCTTCTACAAACTCAGATGACGAGTGTATCAGAATCGACGGCGATCGGTTCATCGAGGTCAAAAACGAGTTTATGATAAGTCGTTATGGATAAATGCTCTACATTCCTGTTAACACGATACTTAGAGAAGAGTGTGAAGAACTTCACGAAAAGAGCGTTCCGTTTGACCTAGTACATCACGATTACGTTGACGATAGCGAAGAGACCATCTCATTCACAGAGATGAGAGAGGCTTGTAAGAGAGGTAATAGTAAATGTGATTATATACTAAAGGTTTCTACCTATCACCACAAAGAAGGAACCCCTCTTAAAAAATATTTTATGAGATGGCACACGGAGGCTACAGTTTTTAGTAAACTGAATAAATATCATGAAGAGATTTCAGTAAAGTTGGCTCCTTATTTGTACAAGTCGTGGTATATACAAAAAGGTGGCGTAGTTCACTTTTACCTCCTGATGGAACGCTTTGACGGAGATCTAGTTAGTCTGGTAGGAGAGAGTGGCTTAGCCTATAGGACAGCGATGGAGAGGATGGATTGTTACCTTGCTCTAATTCACCGTTACTGTAACGTTATCCTCAACGATTTTAATCTGAAAGATATGCTCTATAAAGAAATAGGACACATGAACTACCATTTTGTCTTTTCCGAGTTTGGTAGTGCTACCGAATTCAGAGATAGGGAGTATGTAAAAGATAGGGAAAAGTTTCACGCCGCTTACCTTTTACATAAGGAGTAATTTTAAAATATTCTCGTCGGAATATTGTAAAGATGGACATTGATGCCCCGAGATACTATACTCACTTTAGTATCTTCCTCTTTTTGTTCGCGCTAGTCATACCAAAGGGGTTTCTCAAGACCGCGCTATTGCTGAACTCAATCCTCGTAGGAGTGGTGGGAAACCTTATCGTGATGAATAACTTTGAGTTTTGGTCTCAGTACGAGACGCCGAGAAAGCTACTGACCGGAAACTTTCTCTTTCACACTTTACCAATGTTTCTCTCCTTTATCGTACTCTTTTGCTGTCCTCCAGAGAACGGAATGACCAGTAAGTACCTCATCTTCCTCTCGGCCATCTTTCTGCTGTGGTCTGTGGTACCCGTCGACGGAAGGAGTATGTCGTTAAAGATCTTTGATAGCTATCGAGTAAGCGCTGGTCTTCTTACCCTCATCACAGCAGTCCTCACCATCAGTACCTGTAAGTCCATCGAGTACATCAGAAATTCTTCCTCAAGTTAAGACAAAAGAGTTCCTTGACATTGTTCAGGAAGAACTTATGGAACCACTTGATTTGTAAGCTAGGTATATTGGTTATAATCAACTATTTAGCGGTAAAACTAATATTAAAAATAATCATCTTTAGAGTTATTAACGAATGTCAAGAGAACTTGTTCGATACGAAGGCGATGAAAAACAACTAGTTAACGTTAATACGAGCACACTCGTAGCCTTTGCTAATGTAGCATCTAGTGAAATAGTGCAAAGTATCATAACTAGTGATAACAAGAAGGCACAGGAACTTGTGGCTAGTCTTACTTCTATCCATTCTGAGATTATCGGTCTAGGTGGAGATGAGATACGTCAACTATTCAAATCCTATAAGGAACGAGCCCTAGTATTATTTGAGGATGACCCAGAAAGTCGCGCTGCTATAGTTAAACTAATCAGTATGGCCTCGCAGATGGTTTATTACTTGCATATGAATGAACGTCAGATCACTGTAAGCGAAACCCGAGAACAGGCTTTCCTGCAATCAGCAGAGTCGCCGGTTCGCGTCATTCAAGAACACCGTCAGACATTTTACGTAGAAAGTGCTCTTAGTGCTCTATTGGCGGGTGGTGTATCGTGGCTCGGAAAAGACCTTATTAATCATGGTATTTCTTTTGGTCAAAGTATGGCAAATGCTGTATCTGACCCATTTAACTACTGTGTGTCAAAAGAACTTGTTCCAGATACATCTATTTTAGCATCGGTTTCCTCAATATGGAGCAGCAGTCGGCCAACAATTTCAGTTGATGTCCGTCAATCGGGTGTTATCTGTGACGCATTGGGCGTTATTAGCGGAGGAATGAATAATGTGGTAGAATTCGCTTCTACATCAAACAAGTTCTCTTTTATGATTCTATTCATGGTTCTATTTGTTCTATTGATGGCTATCTTCCGTATTATGAGATATTCTGGTATTTCTGTGCTTGGTGCTAGATTTTCTGGTATGCGGGCAGATGATCTAATGGAATCAATTGAGGAGATGACTAACGAACGTATCTCTCCTCGCCGTCTCTCTCCTCGTCGTATCTCTCCACGCCGCCTCTCTCCACGCCGCCTCTCTCCTCGCCGCCTCTCTCCTCGTCGTATCTCTCCACGCCGCCTCTCTCCTCGTCGTCTCTCTTCGCGTCACCTCTCTCCACGCCGCCTCTCTCGCCCACTAAGAATTCAGAGACTTTCTCGATAAGCGTCGCGTGTGTAGCGTGTATCCATTTGTTATAAAGAGGAGTTTTAATGAGAAATTAAAAGTTGGTAGTAATCAAAATGATCTTGTGGGTGGTAGGCATCTTAGTGTTGCTATGGCTGATTTATGGTAGGTATAGGCTTTATCAAGCAAACAAGAAGAACTGTGTCAGTTGTAGGAGTATCAACATTGACGACCAAGTATTGACTCCAGAAGAGTGCCGAAAGGTAGTACAGGGTGATCGGGTGTTGTTGAAAAAGCTCGGCGGCAAGGTAAAGGTCAAAAAGCTAGCAGAGGGAGAGAGTCTCGGCGTCGTCACCGATATCGTCTACCTCACAGAAGAGTGCAGAGGAGGAGAGGTCAGAAGCAGTGATCAGATCGTCTACCCTGTGACGGGAAGGAGAGTAAGAGGAAAGATGAGTCACCAACCCGTCCTATACGGTGAGCAGATCGTAGCGGTGGTGGGATAGATGGAGTGTAGGGTGTGTAGTCTAAAACCATAACTTTCTATAAAAAGACTTTTTTTCTGAGATTTTCTCTAAGGGTTTTAAGAAAATACTACACTTCTACACAAAATCTATTATACAAAAAGTTATAGTTTTAGACTACACACCCTACACGTTTTGATTTCATCCTCTTTTCAAAAGAATTCTTTTGAAAAGCAAGTTTAACTATCTTCTCTCCTTTTGATTCCTATATACAAAATACCTGAATTAGTTCTTTTCTTAACGAGCCTCTGTTCTATTATAGAGAAGAATTTTTTTGACGAGTATACCTCATTACTATTCTCTTCGCACCATCTCTTGTATTCAGAATAGATATCAGACGCCTTTTCTTTCCACTCTTTTTCTAGTTCATAACAATCTTCTATGAATAAGCCTACTAGATCATTCTTATAAATATAGGCATTACGTGCTTCTTTGATTTTATCAGGTAATATGGAAATAGACCATTTCCCGCTAACTATGTAACTAAAGATTTCGTCTATGTGGGAGAAAAGTCTATCCTTAAACTCTGGATCATGAGAGAAGGTGTTATTGAAAGGAAGGACTACTAATCTATCATTCATAGCTTTATCAGCACCATTAAATCGAGGAAGGTGATTCGTCATTAGTCCGAGCTTACTCTGTGTTGTAAAGGTAAACTGTTCCATATATAGAGGTCTGCATACCAGTGTGTCATCTCCAGTGAAAGCCTTTACGCGTTCGCTGTTTAGAGATACATTTTCTCTATTCTCAGGCAGAATCCCTAATCTAGAGTGAAGGAGAGGAACGAGTTCAGGAGTACAGCTACTACTTTTTTCTTGGCTAATCATAACTGCGTCGGATAGACTAGTATAAAAGTCTCCAAGCATATGTTGTACTAGTCTGATAAGAGTGGACTTTCCATTCATTCCTGAGCCGACGAATATATAGAAACGTCTATCTCTAATTCTTCCAGACATAAAGTAAGCGAGTAAACTCCTAAGGTACTCTACATACTCTTCATCTTGACAACAGATTCCCATAAAAAAGTCCCTCGCGACTTTGTAGCTCTTAGACGGCTTGTATTCCACAGGACATTCTATACTGAATAGATCTTTATCCGTTCGCTCTCTAACCTCTAGCGTAGTAAGGTTTAGAATATTTCCATTTTTTATAGGTAAGTAGTCAGGAGGACGATTTAGCTGAAGCATAAAATTTTTGTCATAGAGAGAGTTTAGAGACTGTCTTATTATCGCGCTTGCTCCGGCTGTTGTAAGTACACGGGAAAGAATAGGTTTATATAGCTTGTCATCATTCTGAAAATGTACTATTTCTTTCAATATATCTCTAAGAGTAGTAGAAACGATATTACAGATGAATTCAGGGTAGATCTTTTCCCATAGTCTCGTCTCTGGGTTATAGTAATATCCATTCCCTTTGGAATCAGTAAGTTTGAGTCTATCCTTTATATGATTGACAAATAGGATAGACAACCCCCAATCTCCCTGAAGAGCAAGTTCCGCATTTCCGCAATAAGTCTTACATAAAGAAGTATATTGGTCTTCTGGTAAATCTTCCTTTAGCCACTTAAAGATCGAGCCCCAGCTCCAATTCGCTTTCTCTGGATCATATTCTTCCCATACTTTGTCTACACCCTCTGGATCATAAGAGGCAGAGAGTTTAGAGAATTCGTGTGCCGTCTCTTCGTCATATCCTAGCGCTCTGATGCACCATATCATATCTCTCCAAGTATTGTAGATATCTGCTCTGTTCTTAAGATATGGTAGAAATTTGTGTAAATCAGTGCTTGTTCTGAATTCTCTTTTCGTGGAAGTAGTCTTGAGTACTAAATAACTATAGAGCCATTTAGGTACAGGAGCGATGGGTACTATGTCAGGACGTTTAACCCATTCATATACTTTTCCACTAAAGAGGCATAGGTCATGACTTAACGCGCCACACTTATGAGGAAGTTTGTCTCCGCATCTTCCGTATACACTACCAGGATATACCAAGAAACCAGTATGCTTTACGTCAATTCCTGTGACCTTCTCCTTACCTTTCTTTAGGTAGTTTCTACAACCTTTTAGTTCAGGGGAGAGATGGAAATAGTAGTGTCTACCAGAAGAACCGGTGCGAACGATTGGTGTCTCGATAGAGTCTAGATCCTTAATCTTGTTCTCTTCTAGAATTTGTTCCCAGTTTGTGGTTCCTGAGTTTTGGAGGTCTATATCAATACATAATATGTCTCTGAGTAAGATTCCTACGTTACTCCCCTGTCGTCTATTCGCCTCCTTAGCCAAGTCCTTTTCGGACATAGAAGAGTACTTCTCCACATAACCCTTCTCTATCGGGTTCTTGATACGCTCTCCTAGGAGAATAGGCTTGAATCCGAAAGAAAGAGCTTCTTTGACACAAGAGCGAGTATCACAGTAAATATCCATTTATTTCATTGTCCAGAAATTATTTTTACTTTTATTTTTACTTTTAGTTTTACGTTTACTTTTCGTATAAATATTTTTTTTCTCCTTAAAGAAATAAAAACATAAAGAATGAAGGACAAGTTTTTGCTAAAGGTTCCGTTAGACGAAGACGATCTGACAAAGGGATACCAAGAGCTTAGGTTTAAAACCTACGTAGATATCGGAAAATACCTAAATATAGGCCCTCATACGGTTAGGTGTATCGCGGAGGGTACAGCAAAGTTTGCGACAAGCAAGACGAAATATTTACAAAACATTATCATAGAAAAGCTAGAGACAAAGGTAAAAGAATTTACTCCTCCAAAGACGGAGGAAGAGAGACGAGCATATCTCCAGAGACTACGAGAAAAGGCTCGGGAATATCAAGACTAAGCATCTTTATACGAGATGTATAAAGATTACCTTACGCCTTTACAAACAGTTCTCCGTTAGTGTACACAGAGTCGTCGTCGACGTAAACCTTTTGGAGTTCTCCCAGCCAACGCTCTCGATAGGTGGTGGTGAGCTTGTATACCTTGAAGGGTTGATCCGTTATCACTCGAACGCTTCTCGGCGGAAGCTTGAAGAGCGGAATCAGTCGCGGAGGGTTTGTCAGCTCCTTACCCTTGTATACCACTCGAGCTCCTTCCGGCACCTCGACGATATCGTAGGAGACGCTGTGTAGCGGGAGTTCATTCCGCGGGTCTGGGTCACCGCTTTCCTGGGCTAGTCTAATCTTCTCGTCTCCTTCCTCTGAACCGAGGGTAGTCGAGTAGAAAGAGATGGCGTGGACATTGGTGTGGGTAAGTAGCTCCTCTCCGAGCTCTCTCCACCCAGGATCCTGCGCGGCGATGTGATGCGTGGTAAGAGAGTCGAGTAGCTGTCGGGTGCTTGACATTGGAGTGAATGGTATCTAGTGGTACGAGATTCTTTAAACGAAAATCTTATCTCTAAATCTCTCGGAATAGCTTACCGTTCATAAAGAGGTATTCCCCTTCCAAGAAGGCTTTGACGCGTTCTTGGAGACGCCCATTGAACGCGTTGGTAAAGCTATACGCCTTGAACGCTTCTACCGACTGTACGTCGATGGTGAAGGGTTCTAGCAAGAAAATGGGAATCACGCGGGGTTTATTTTGAAGTTCCTGATACTTGTATTTCACGGAAGCGGACTCTGGTACCTCTACGACATCGTAGAGCATTCTCATCAGAGGAGCGTTTAGAGAGATGTCGCCTTCGTCGGTGCGGTCGCCTTTAAGCATATGGGTTTGAACATGCATATCATTGTGGACGGATCCGGTATTGGTGGTGAGGAAGGAGATGACCTGAGCTTCAGGATGGTCAAGAGTCGCCTTGGTGAGTTCACGCCCACTTGGGTTGGTCTTGTCGAGGTGGTAGACGACGAGAGAGTCGAGTAGCTCCCGTGAGCCGGAAACAGTAGGTGATTCAGGGATATTGAGAGACGAAGACATGACTACTTAGTTTAACCAAAATCTTTAAGGTATCTTTTTTCGGGTTGAAAAAAGATGTTTACTTGGCGACCGGCTTGGATGACATGACGTCCATCTTCGGGGGCTGGTTAAAGGCGCCGAATGCCTGGTTGTCGAAGGAGGCTAGAGCGTTCATCTCGCTCGGGTTCTTGCCACGGGGGCAGTAGTCAAAGAGAGCAAGAGCGGGGGAAGGGTAGTCGGGCTCAGCGTAGGCGTCCTCCAATGAGAGGTAAGCGCCGGCGCTGTTTGAGAAACGGCAGTTGTTTACACCAGAGTATTGACCGCAATCAGAAGACATTGTTTTACTATCTCCTCGAGATAATAAAATAAATTTTTTTAATTAGCACTCCATTTCGGCTATCTTACGCGATAAGCTTAGATAGCAACTGCTCCACACGAGATAGACGAGCAGATAGATCTTCGATGACTCTTTGCTGATCTTCGATGACCCTCTCCTTCTCTCTTACAATAGCCGACAATTCTTTGACACCACCTAGGGCGGCGATACCAAGCTGTACTTTGTCTACAGTAAGTACTTCACTATCTTCTGAACCGTAGACAAACGCCTTATCTAGTTCAGAGTAGTCATCCCAAACGGAGACGTCAATAAAGTCGTCTGAAGCAGCGATAACGCTTGATATATGTGTCTTCTCTGTATCTCTCTTTATGTATATCTTTACGTTATCTCCAGCATTGAGCGAGTTCGTCACGTACACTCTTACGCGATCTTCTAGTTGTTCATGAGAGGAAGCAATATTGTAGACGTTTGGTAGGTACTCTTTAGTGGGTATTACACAGGCTGGAAGGATTTCTCTAATCTCTTGTGCGATAATACCGACTTCAACGTGAGACTTATTCTTGTCAATGTGATCGTAAGAGTATAGGTTGACCTGATCTATCAATTTAAGTAGACCATTCTTTGGTTGGATGTTCTTCTTGATACGAATGTCCGAATAGGCCGTCATTACGCTGGCTACTATTGCATCCTTTGCTACAATGCAGTTCTCCGCATAGATAGAAACTCCAAAGAATCCATTATTACCAGTAGCTAGACCGCCTCCTGGCGTAAAATAGGAACATGGTCCTGCACCTGTGATACTGGGACCAGGTCCTACATGTAAGCGATATCTCGGAATGATTTCCGGTAGATTTACTTCTCCTATGCCGACATAACCGCTATTAGCCTCTATTTTTATTCCTGATCCACCCTTTGATTGCAATAGTAAATGTCCAACGTCGTTTCTAATGGTGGTAGCGTTTTTGCCTCCATCGCCTGCTCTTTCAGAAGAGTTAAGGAACATACTCAAACCGGCACCACTATTATTATACATTTGTAAAATGCTATAGGCAGTAGTAGCATCGCTATTATTTTGGATAAAAAGACGTGCATCTCCGTCTCCTGCTCCATTTCCGTATAAGTGTAGTTTAGATGTAGGATACATTGTACCAATACCGACACTTCCACCCTGGGCATTTAGTGTAATTGGAAAGACGTCATTATAACCAGAGGCTGAAGCATCTAAGCCGTATCTCTGGCCTTGGAAGTGAGTGATACCGTATCCATCAGTCATCATCGTTAGACCGTAATTTGCTTGACCGAAAATAGCAGTAGAATTTGCCCCAGAACCGAGAGACTGTGTAATGTTACCACCTCCTCCTCCACCGGTTACTTGTAGAGGAGCATTAGGATTAGTAGTACCAATACCAACGGAGCCAGAGCTTCTTATAACCATTCTCTGGCTTAAATTTCCCGTTCCACCAATTCCATCAGGCTTAGGATCATAACAAGTCCAGAAGGTGAGAGAACTATTCTCATAACTATCGGAATCTTCGCTGGAGCATCGAATGAGCGCGGCACCATAAGTAGAGCCTCTTTTAGTAGTAGACGCGTTATTATCGTATCCATTATTGTGCCAATAAGCAGAAAGACTATTGTCAAATACAAGGTCTGACGTTCCGTTAACATTACTTGAACTTAATCTAACTTGACAATCAGCGCCACCGTTAACTTGTAGGTTAGCTACAGGATTGGTGATTCCGATTCCGACGGCTCCATTTCCTCCGAGAGTCATTACGTTTCTATCTGGAATGGCGCCATAACCATTTGAATCAGCAGCGCCTGAATTTAAAGCAAAATGAACCGTTGCTGCAGAACTGAGATTAGCAGTCTGTGCGCCTACAATTAATCCAAAACTACACGCGTTTTGAACGCCTGCAGTACCATTTCTTTGCCAAATGTTCATTAACTCCATTGAAGCGTCCTGTGATCCGGAACTTCCCAAATTAGTTAGACCATAAGTAACGATGGGACTATTTGATTGAATAACCATTCTATTGTTAAAGTCCTCGCCTTGATTTTCTACGGCTGCCTCGCTTTGTAGATTGATTAATTTTCCGGTTCTAAATAATATGTTACCACCTCTCGCATAGGGTCCTGGGCCTGCATCAATTCTTCTGGCACAAGCCCCCGAATCTATAAATATATCTCCTCCTAAATCGTATCCTCCTATGGCGTTTCCGTAATTTCCCTTAGATTTGATCATTCCTGCGGCAATACGAACTACTCCTCCTATATTGTATCCGTTCCAGCTATTATGAGTTAGATCACCAGATTTTAGGTACATATGAACTCCACTAACATACTGACCCGTCTGGTCGTTTCCTAATGAAATATTCGAGTTAGGAGATCTAATTAATGACCAAGGTGACTGATTAGCCGTATTAGGTATACCCATTGTGATTACAGACCAATATCCAAGGCCTGAAGCTACATGTAAATTACCATCTGGGTACTTGGTTCCTATTCCTACATTTCCACCCTGGGCATTTAGTGTAATTGGAAAGACGTCATTATAACCATAGGCTGAAGCATCTAATCCGAATCTCTGGCCTTGGAAGTGAGTGATACCGTTTCCATCAGTCATCATGGTTAGACCGTAATCTGCTTGACCGAACATAGCATTAGAATTTGCTCCAGAACCGAGAGACTGTGTAAAGTTACCAGTCCCTCCTCCACCGGTTACCTGTAGAGGAGCCTTAGGTCCAGACGTGCCGATACCTAGTCTGCAATTAGAACCATCAATAGTCATTACCGTTCCATATTGTCCATTGTGGGGGGCAATGAAACTATGAGGATTGGGCGAGTCCCATCCATAAGAAAAGCTCAGTTTATCCGCTGCTGCCCCCCAGTTTCCTTGGTTTAAGGCCCACTTTTTGTATTGAGTGCGATCATCTGGATTTCTAGTAGCGAAGGTTAGCGTACTTCCATGATAATCGTTTTTCGATTCTGACGCGATGACTAAATCACTATAGTTCGAGGTAAGTACAAGCTGTGAACGCCATGCATCTTCGTATAGCCCATTAAATACGGGTAAGCTGAGGTCTGGTCCTCCTATATCTACTCTACGTCCCGCCACGTGTAAATTAGAAGAAGGGTTAGTAATACCGATGCCGACATTACCATTTCCGAGGAGAGTCATTACGTTAACATCTGGAACGGAACCCCAAGCATTTGACTGAGCAGCCCCTGAATTCAAAGCAAAATTAACCTTTGCGGCAGAAGCGATATTAGCATCCTTAGCGCCTACCGTTAATCCAAAACTACACGCGTTTTGAACGCCTGCAGTACCTCTTCTTTCCCAAATGTTCATCAACTCCATTGAAGAGTCAATTGAACCCGAGCTTCCTAACCTAGTTTCACCATAAGTATAAATAGGGAGGGATGGGGCGATTTTAATTCTATCAATACCGTTTGTAATAGCGGTGATTGCCGAGGTGCCGACACGAAGGGCCTGTGAACCTTGGTCGATGAGAACTCCGTTAGCGCCGACCATGACGATCTCGCCCGTCTGAGCCGTAGTAGTGAACAACTGCATTTCCGCCTGCGACAAAACGCGTCTTGGGGCTTCGGCGCGCTTCTTTAGACCAAGCTGTGATAGTACACTGGGATTGATTACGAGAACAAGGCAGACTGTAATCGCAATCAGTAACAATGTCTTCTGACTCGAGTCAGACATCTTTTCTGTTTTACCAAGATATTTTTTTAAAAATATTTTACCCTTGACCTATTTATCACGAAAATATTTTTATGCGAATGCGTGTGTATTCGCATTATTCAGAACTGCACACGACTCCACGTACTATGTGCGGCGGAATGAAAGGTCTCTAATGGTTTCCCATCCCTTCCATCCCTATTCTGATTGCCAAGATAGATGACGATTTGAATAACAGAAGGAGACTCAATGATCTCGTCTCTAAAGTCTGATACGGATATCAAGAAGTAATTACTCCATAGGTATGAGATTCTTTGCTGGATATAGGTGATCTTATTAGAAGTGTATCGTTTTGTTTCAAGTGGAAACAAAACCTTAAAATGGGATGATATAGTCTTTGTTGTATCTGCTCTCTGCGAACTGATGGTATTCTGGAGCGCCAAACACAAAGTTCGGATCGATACGCGACAAATCACTCTTGTAATAAAACACGCAGTCCTCTACGTTGTTGGACGTACTACGGTTATCGACAAACAACGCTGTGTAGTCTCCTGTCAGCTGATCCATCAGCTGCTTGAACTCGTTGTACGTAGGGATGACGCTGGCATAGTTCTCGTATAGATTCTTTCTGAACTTTTCATTTGTCTCTCTCAGAATAAAGGTTCCGTCAATACAAGCTCTCAGCGCCGGCTTGATGTCGATCGAGTACTGCAGCGATAGGATATAAGACAGCTTGATGTGACGGAGATTCTTAAAGAGCCACAACGATTCCTTAGAGTTGAACAGCGCAGGAGAGTCCATACAGTCGTCAGTGATGAATAGGCACCAGGGGTTTTCAAGATACTGCTTGGCGATCTTTTGGCGACGAATGATGCTGCTCATCAGAGTCGTGCTCAAAGGATGCATGAAGAGATCTGGAGCGTGCTTGCTAAAGAACTGCGTGGAGTCTTCCGTACCGCTACAGAAGACACCGGCGGGGAAGATATGGCGCTTAGAATACATATAAGACTTGATCAGAGAAGACTTTCCTGTACCAGGCTTTCCAATCATACAGTAGCGGACACCGTCATCCGCTACAGAGCGGGGACGCAGGGTGTTGATGTCGAGCTCCTTGATCTTGTAGATGATTCTGTTCTCATCGTCATAGTCTTCTAGAGGAGGCATGTCTTCGTCATCATCCCTATCCTCTGAGTAACGCTTGACAACAGACATTTTGAAAAAGGTTCTAGTGTTTAATTACTTTATCTTTGCGAGTAAACTACTGATGTATTCTAATCGGTCGTCTTTCTTTTCTATTTTAATACCCTATAGTCTCTTGGTAGGACCATAGGCGCATTTAAGATTACCTTCTATGATGGCTCGGATCGTGTGGTGGCTGGGAATCTGAAGGCAAAGGCGAGAGGTTTGTGGCGTGGTCGGAAGAGAACCAGCATTCTGTGATGACGTCTATCAAGTTTGCCTAGTCGTTAGAGATGAGTTATGAAAAGACTAGAGATAAGGAAGGAGTCTATTACCTTGGATTGCTGAATGATAATACCAAAGACTATTTTAAAAAAGTTTACCGGAAACACTCCTCCACCAACCAATCTCTTAGTTTTTGCTAAGAGATTCTACTAATACCTTTTATCTTACTTTTGTCCAGAAAAGATCTTTTCTAGAGAGAAGAGTTTAGATTCTCCTGTGATTCGTGATCGGTGTTCCCTTTTGTTAGTGTAACAAGAGATATCTTTTACCTTTCTCTAACGTGTACCACCGGTCGAGGTCGCTCACGCGTACCACTTGATCCTTCCTTTATTGAATATAAGAAATAACAACATGGGCTGATACAGGAAGCGCTCCTCCAGCATAAGGAGTAAGAGTTATAGGGGTTTGGGCAGAAGCGGGGTTACGGATACTTAGAACAGAATTATTCACCTCTGTCTTTACTAAATAAGTTCCGTATAGTTGAGAGGTTCCGGTATCTCGTCCTACTACGGTATTGGGCTGTTCTACTGAATTTACGGCGACGCATAGCTGACCTGTCTCTAGCATACTCGCTTGGAACTGTACGCTATATAATCCAATGGTAGGTAGGACAAAGGTAGACGGGCTTGATCTATAGATAAATCCTGTACTTGGCCCATCATTTGGAAACTGGATATCAGAACCAGGTACAATAGATACAGGGTTATCGGATGGCATGATCGCATAAAAGTCAGATACAGCAAGAGAAGTACCATCCTTACCATCTTTACCATCTTTACCATCTTTGCCGTCCTTTCCGTCTTTGCCGCAAATTCCTTTACCAGGTTTACCGTCCTTACCTGTTCTACCGTCCTTACCAGGTTTACCGTCCTTACCAGGTCTACCATCTTTTCCGTCCTTACCGTGTATGCCATCTTTTCCGTCCTTACCGTGTATGCCATCCTTACCAGGTCTTCCGTCTTTTCCGTCCTTACCGTGTATGCCATCCTTACCAGGTCTGCCATCTTTTCCCGGTCTACCATCTTTGCCGTCTTTACCATCTTTGCCGTCTTTTCCTGGTATTCCGTATCTACCCGATTTACCATTCTTACCGTCTTTACCGGGTTTTCCATCCTTACCGGGTCTACCGTCTTTGCACGGCTTGGGATTAGAGTGGGACTTAGAGTGGGACTTAGAGCGAGACTTAGAGTGGGACTTAGAGTGGGACTTAGAGCGAGACTTAGAGTGAGACTTAGAGCGAGACTTAGAGTGAGACTTAGAGCGAGACTTAGAGTGAGACTTAGAGTGAGACTTAGAGTGGGACTTAGAGTGAGACTTAGAGTGGGACTTAGAGTGGGACTTAGAGTGGGACTTAGAGTGAGACTTAGAGTGAGACTTAGAGTGAGACTTAGAGTGAGACTTAGAGTGAGACTTAGAGTGAGACTTAGAGTGAGACTTTGAGTGAGACTTTGAGTGAGACTTTGAGCGAGACTTTGATCTCAGATAACGTTTTGGTTTGGGCCAAGACTTAGAGCGAGATTTTGATCTCATATAACGTTTTGGTTTGGAACAAGACTTTGACCTAGACTTGTATTTCTTATGCCTTCTCTTATGACGATGACTTGGAGATTGGCGCGACGAATCAGAAGAGTCTGATAATTCGTAAAATTTTTCTTTCTGAAAGAAGCTCATTTTGAATAGTATTTAGAATATCTAGTGAATCATATGAATCATATATATCAGAGATTGTGTGAGAAAAGGATATCTTATTTGATATCTTTTTATTTTACGGAGAGAGGATTATTCTGGGTGGAGGAGGAATGCCATAAAGACGGCGTTATTACCTATGTTGTTTCCGCCCGCATTAGAGATGGTAGTAATGGAGGTGGAAGTGGATAAGAAGTTTCTGATGGATACAACGTCTCCCTTCTTTAGGGAGATGAACTGTCTCATTAGACAGCGATTGCCACCGGAATCTCTACCAAAGTTCGTATTTGGTTCTGCTACTCCATTGACGAAGACGCAGAATTGCATGGGTTCGTTGGTAGCGATGTCACCGAAGATATCGTAGACGCCGCACTTTTTGACGACAAAGGTTGAATCTCCGGGTCTAAAGCATACGTTATGGGAGGGGATGGCTGGAGTTGACCAGTAGAATGAACCATTTTGTGGGACGGTCTGTACCATGGTATCCGTTAGTGAGAGGTAGGCCTTTGAGCCTTCAATCTGTAGATAATCCTTACATAAGAGGTATTGCTTTAGGGGTTTGTATAGGCACTCAAGTTTGTCTTCTACGCACTTGGGTACAGGCTTTATGCAAGGCTTGCAGATGGGAGCGATACGGAACATTGTTAGGATGAGGTCAATGGAAGCGTTTGAACCACCGGCGTGATCGGTGATCTGCGCTGAACCGTTTTGGGAGCTATGGTTACGCACGGTTACTACATCTCCCTTGCGAAGATTTAGGATAGAACGAGAGGTGAGCTGACCTGCACCCTTGTTAGTTCCGTTAGTAGTAGACTCGATAGGAATACCGTTAACAGCGACGGCAAACTGGACGGCAGTAGAATCAGTAAGAAGAAAGAAGACTTTGTATACACCATCTTTCTTTACGACGACCTGTGATGGAGTTGCTGGATTCCAGTGCAAACCGGTAGCGCAAGTCTGTTGAGCAAAGTTTACATCTCCCTCTAGAGGGACTATCTGTCCTACTGTGCTATAGAAGGTTCCAGCGTGGTTATAACCCTTAACCATTAGTTCGTCGTCGCAAACGAGAGCCTCCTGTACAGCCTTGAATAGTCGCTTCTTCTTGTGAGAAATCATGTCATACTTCTTATAGAACTTGGGTTTGTGTAGAGGTGCGATCTTTAGCAGAACGAAACTGGCAGAGTTTCCGGTTTGGGTACCACCGGCATTAACGATAGAGTTAAGAGAATTAGAAGTTGTGATATAATTGCGTACGAGAATTTGGTCGTCCTGCTTTAGTTCCAACATATAGCGAGCTACAACCTGGCCTGCACCAGAGTTAGTTCCAATGCAGGTATTAGGTTGCATCGTACCATTCAAGAAGACGGTGAATTGGGCTGCGGTATCTACACTACCTACAAAGAATGCGATATATACTCCATCTTCGCGTACAAAGAAGGGGGAACCTGGCGCGATATAATCAACATTGTAATTATTGGTAACTGTGTTATAAGAAACAGCGTGGTTGGTGGGTATGATTTCAGATGCATTATTTACGGCGTTGATGTAAGCGGTTGAGCCAGCTACCATTAGTTCTTCGTCGCATACGAGACGGTTCTTAAAGTATTGGTAAATATCGCACCACTCGAACTTCTTCTCTGGGGAGTAAGAGCGAGACTTTGACCGAGACTTTGAGCGGGAATGCGATCTCGAGTGAGACTTTGAACGGGAATGCGATCTCGAGCTTGAGTTAGAGCTTGAGCTTGAGCTTGAGCTCGAGTTAGAACGCGAACGTGATTTAGAGCGACGACGACATTCCTTCTGGTCAGAGCGGGAGCGCGACTTTGAGCGGCGACGACACTTCTTCTCGTCCGAGTGGGAGCGAGATTTAGAGCGGCGACGACACTTCTTCTCAGAGGAACGAGATTTAGAGCGGCGACGACACTCCTTCTTTTCAGGAGAACACGAGCGGGACTTTTCACGGTGATGCTTACCTTGTTTTTTAAATTTCTTGGAAGAGTACTTTTCGAAGTGATCGGACATTTGGTTTACAGAGTATACTTATTTTTTGTGTGGTAATTTCTTTCTACTATTTCAAAGATAACGTCTTAGTGGAGATATTATAAGTTTAATCTTTATGTGAATCGTATAAGATTAGGAGGAGTTCCGAAACAACTCTATTATCTCTTAAAGGACCTAACTTTCCGGTATAGCTTCTCCTTGAAGAGTGTGATTATAGATTTCTTGACGCACTTGATAGAGTATGAGGGCTGTTTCGAGAACTCGGTAGCTCTCAAGTTTTACTCAGGGAGATTCTTACTTTTGAATTAAGTCTTTTGTTAGTGTAACAAAAGACATTTATCACTTCTTCTGTGATGCTCGTTCTTCTTTCATTTTCATAAATAGAAAAGGATCGTGTCCACATAGATATAGATCTTGCATGTCATTCCTTAGGTCGAGGTAAAACGCCGAGAATCTCTTTGCTTGCTCTGGAGACATTGGCCTGTCTTCTGTCCCTTCCTCCTCTGTGTAAAAAACCTTACGCTCATCAACTCGGAGTTCCTTTTTAGAAATTTCTCTGGAGCCCATTTAAAGAGTATAAACTATTTTATTTGCGCTCTTTAAATGTCCAAAGGTCTGAGATTAGGAGGACAGAGTATTACAGGACCTTCTACCTATGCCATACTATTGCCGCCAAAAAATTCTACTCTCCCGATCTCTTAGTTTTCGCTAAGAGATTATGCTAGCATCATTTTTACTAATCCGAGTAGAAGTAGTGTATCCCCTGGATCAGTAAAAGGAAAATTTAAATCTCGTGTATTCAAAAATGGCTCAATACATACCGGTCAAGACTAGAAGAAGGAGAGATTGTGAAGCGTTGCATAGTGTCTACGAGAGGAAGAATAGACTTGGGAAAGGTTCGTTTGGGGAAATTTACGAGGCTTGTGTAAGGACAACGGGCGACTGTGGGTATGTCCTAAAGGTGATCACTTATGACCATAGATACTTTCGCAAACACGGCGGAAAATCTATGGAGAGGTGCTACCGGGAGTGGAAAAACGAGGTAGAGATTTTTACGAGAATAAACGAGCTTCAACAAAAGTATGGAGAGGCGTTTTCCCCAAAGATATTCGATAGTTGGTTTTGTAACGAGAAAGGGTATGTATACTTTTATATCCTAATGGAAAAGTATGACGGAGATCTTTTCCACCTACTCGACGCGTATGACGATGGCAAGAGAAACCTTAGTATTCTAATGGCTCTGGAAAGAATGAGTTTATATTTAAAACTTATCCATATGGAGCTCGAGATCTGCCTGAATGATGTCAAGCTACAGAATATCTTATATAAAATAACTCCTTCAGGGGTGAGCGTCGTATTTTCCGACTTTGGGATAGCGACTCAATACTCTGACGAGGAGTGTATTCGGATAGATCAAGAGAACTTTGACGCACTAAAGAGACAATTTAGCTTGGTGAGAAGGTAAGTCTTTTGTTACGCTAACAAAAAACATCTTTATCTTTGCCTATTCTGGTGTCATTTGCTTTTCTACCTTTGCGCCACCGGACGACCTCATACTCTTACCACGTGATCATAGCTTCCACACGTCGCCTGATGCTGTACTAGAATCACCACCTTATCCTCTCCCATCGTCTCCTTTAGCACCTCTAGCACGTTCTCTGCATTTGCCATATCCAGACTGCCGATCGACTCGTCAAGGATCAGCATCTTTGAACCACACACTTCGTTCACAGCAAGGAGGAAGGCCAGACTACAGCGGTCGTACTCTCCTCCGCTCAGACTACTCAGATCACACTCCTCTGACTTGTACGTTAGTCGAACAGCAATCTCCGTCTTCACGTTTCCCTTCTTATTCTCCTTCTCTGTGGCTAACTCCAAAGAGATAACCTCATCGGGAAAGAATTTCTGTAGATAGACTCGTGTCTTGTCGTTCACTACGCGGATCGTATCCTCTAAGCACTTGGTCTCCGCCTCGTTGATCTTTCTCAGAAAGATCTCTAGCGACACGCTCTCCTGCGTCAGCATCTCTAGAATTCCTTTGAGCTGTGTTACTCGCTTCTCCCACCGCTTATACTCTGCTCGTTTCCCTCCGTACTCCTTCACAGAAAGTAATTTCGTCTCAGACTCTTTGATTCCAGAAATTTTTTTCTCCAACTCCTCCACCTCCTCTCCGCTTACTACTAAAGCCTCACACACAGGAAGGTGCTGTATCGCTTCTTCCGAGGAGAGGATCATTTTACCCAACCGTTCAACTTCCGTCTGTAGGTAGTCTCTCGTGTTCTTCTTCTCTCTCAACTCTGATACACGGCTCTTTAATTCTTCTAATTCTTCTACTACCTCACCCTTCGGAAGGGATTTAAAGATCTCTAACTCTTTTTCGTACTGCTTCCTCAGTGAGAGGTACTTGTCTTTGGCGCTTACGCTCTTGACCTTTTCCATCTCTTCCTGTACCCACTCGTTCTTCTGCTTCTGCCGTACGTACGACTCGTAGCGCTCTTTCAACATAGAGTACTCTTGCTCAATACCCTCTCTTACCACGATAGACTCTAGCTCTGATAGGATTTGCTCTCTCAGCGCCTTCTGTTTCGCGAGTTGCTGTAGTCTCTTTTCTTCTACAGGAAGCTCTTCTACTGCTTTCTTGACACGCTGTAGTTCTTCTGGGCTGAGGGGTCCAGCAGAGGCGCGGTCGATCGTGTCTCCCTTGATGATCAGACCCTTGGTGCAGTGGGGACAGCCAATGACTCGTTTGCGCTGTTGGGAGAGAGTGATACAGTCTTTCATGGCAGCGACTCGAGTGGCGCATTCCTCTACATTGACTTCAGCGGGGAGGCGAGAAGTAAGCTGCTTGTGACGGAGGAAGTCATCGTACTCCTTCTTCTTTTTTTCTACGTCATCTACTTTAACTTCTAGCACTTCTATGACTTCAGACTGTAGTTGGGAGAGTTTCTGAGAGATAAGCGTCTCTTCCTGCTTTACGAGATCTTCATAGTTTTTCTTGGCGGTCAAGAGTTCAGACTTTTTCTTCTGGTGTTCGGCGTGTTGGAGTCCGAGGGAAAGTTTTTTTTCAAGAGAGTCTAGTTCAGATAAATTTAGTTTCTGGATCTTGTCTTGTACGGAAGACAGATTCTCTCTATACACACCTAGATTCGAGACGAGTTCCGCTCTCTGTCTTTCCAGCTCGTTGTATCTGGATAGCTTTTCTAGTCTTTCGCTCAGCTTTGCCTTACTACCCATCAATAGTGTCTCGTAATACTCCCGAACTCCCTTGTTGAGCTGAAGCAGACCAGTGCTTTCTCTATAGAGTTCTAATCCGAGGAGATCAACCTGCTCTGGAGTGATAGGCCGGTCTCTCAGAACACAGTCGAGCTGGGTCTGGGTCGTAAGGAGACGGGATTTCAGTTCTTTAAGTCTGTTTTGTACTCTGTCTTTAGTGTTTTCGAGGTCGTTGTTTTGTTTTGAGAGAGATTCGATGAAGCGTCTTTTCTCTAAGGCTGGAAGGGTGAAGAACTGCGTCGTGCCCTTCTGGAGCATGTAGCTGGTGAGTTCAAAGTGTTCACCTCCGATGAGGCGGTAGATGTACTGTTGGGCAACGTCGTCTTCTAGCATCTCACCGGTGGGAAGAGATAGCACTACTCGGCTAGGGAGCTTGGTACGGGTGATCGAGTAGCCGTCGAGGTTTAGAGTAACGCTGCACTTTTTCTCGCCGCGAGTGAGTACGTTGCGTTGCTTACCAAGGAGGCACCAGCTGATGGCGTCGAGGATGGTGGTCTTGCCCTGACCGGACTTTCCTTCAATGAGGTTGAGACCGGAGGCGAAGGTAAAGGTCTGGTTGCGGTGACAGCGAAAGTTGGACAGATGGACGTTCATTCTTTCTTCCCTAGGAGAAAAGTATGTAATGACTCACTTTTAAAAGAGAATCTGCTGTACTTACAAAATGAGTGATACATGTCTAGAGCGATGGATGAATATCTTAAGAATTTTTTGCCTCTAGATGTTCTATACGATCACCGGTGAGAAGAGTTTCTCCTGTGATACCACTGCTTCACCACCAAGAGAGCTGCTTCACCGCCAAGAGAGCTGCTTCACCGCCAAGAGAGCTGCTTCACCGCCAAGAGTGGATGCTAGAGTCAATCACAGAGAACTTTAACCCGACTGAAATGCTGTGATCCGGATAGAGAAAACTTTTTTCAAGGGAAACGCATTATTTATAAAAAATTTTCTACTTACAAATGGCTCGCCACATTCCTGTTCATACCACGAATCGAAGAGATTGCGAGGCCTTGCATAAGGTATATAAAAAGGGAAAGACGAGTCTGGGGAAGGGTGCTTTTGGAGAAGTATACGAAGCCTGTATCAGAGGAACGAATGACTGTGGTTACGTACTGAAAGTAATTACCTATGATCACGAAATGTTTAAACGAAGCGGAGGAAAGTCCATAGAAAGATACTATAGAGATTGGTATAACGAGGCTAAGGTCTTTGAGGAGCTGAATAAATTTCAAGAAAAGAACGAACTCGTCTTTTCTCCTATCTTGTATGACAGATGGTTCTGTGCTAAACGGGCCTTAGACAAAAAAGGAAATTCGACTACCATGATCCACTTTTACCTTTTAATGGAGAGGTATGACGGCGATCTTCTTCATCTCTTTCCGGATAGAGACGCAAAGTATAGAAACGTGGCAATAGCGATGGCTCTGGAAAGGATGGAAGCTTACTTATTTATTATCCACCATAACCTTAAAATATGTCTAAACGACATCAAGCTACAGAATATTCTCTATAAAAGAACAATGACCGGAATCCAACTCGTCTTTGCGGACTTTGGTATTGCCACGAGGCATTCAGATGAAGAGTGTATAAGGATAGACACGGAAAATTTTAAAGCACTCAAGAGTCAGTTTATGTAAGAACTTTTTCGAGATGAAAAAGTTCACGCTAGCTTTACCTGTTTCTCTGTCTTTGCGACTTCTTTCTTTACGATGGAAGAGTTTGAGGCAAGAGATACCATCGCCTTGTTAAAGTGGTTCAGCAGGCCTGGGAGAGGGCGCAGGATATCCATATAGACGACAACTCTGGTCTCATCCGAGTAGTTATAGACCTTGTGTGGAAAGTTATCATCCCATAGTACTCCCTGTCCTTCTGTCCAGTGGTACTTGATACCGTTGACACAGAGAAAGACCTTATCTCTCTCTTTGGGGACGTGGGTGGGAATCATATATCTCATAATTCCCTTGTAGTAGCCTACGTGGATCGGGATAGTGACTCCAGGCTCTAGAACGCTTACAACACAGGCGACGACACCATCTGTCTTTCTAAGAATTCTTCTAAGAGTAGGAAAGTGCTTGGCATAAGGGCTGTAGTGATTTCCCGCCTTGATGTTTAGGACGCGCCAGCCCGTCGTGACTCCGTTCTCTACCTTGACGTCCTTCCCGATGTAGGCGTTCTCTCCGCTATAGGTATCTTTTGTCAACACGAGATCTTTTCCGCCACGAGTCTTTTCTAGCATTCGACTAACTTCTTCTTTGATTTCGGTAAAGTGATCTTCAAAGTTTTTGCTAGCCGGAAAGTACGTCTCGATATCCAGAAACTCTGGAGTGCGAGTCTTGGCTGTGATCACGGCGGAAGGGATGTGTAGGAGAGTACTGGGGCGGAGATAGACGACGACAGCAGATACTCCAAGAAGAACCAAAGCGGGAATTCGTAGAGTAGGATACCGGATAGAGATTCCAAGTAGAATGATACCGCCTACTAGGATAGAGGAGACAACGGTAGCTCTAGTACAGTTGATGTTCCAGCTATTGTCGGATGGGAGTTCAAGGTAGCCTGCTTCGTTGCAGTTACAATCATTCATCTGCGACATTTGAGAGGAGAGTCTCGTTTAAGATAATAAAAGAGACTATTTTTTACTGCTTCTGCTGAGCGTTGGTCTGACCGGAACAGATGTCGCCAGAGTAGTTCAACCACATGTAACCAGCAACTACGGCTGCGATAGCGACTAGGTAGTAGACGTACTTGCGATTATCAGCGTTGGTGTCACCTGGTAGGAGAGACTGGATGAGATCCTTGCCATTGGCATCCATGGCGTATAGACCCCAGTTTAGGGCACCGATGAGAACGATGACAAAGGAGATCTGGAAAGCAAGCTTGTTGTTGTTTGAAGACATTGTTTATTGGTAATAGGAGAAAATAAAAATTTTGTTTTTTTATCAACAGAACACTCTTTCTGTTATGAGCTATTTATTCCATCTCCAGTGAGACATTCTTTAAATTGAATCCTACTCCTAGTACTCTATCTTTGACCCAGTTTAATGAGTCTGATACACTTATACCGAGTACAGGCGGTGAGTTGCTGTGATCAGAGTACAGGAGGTGAGTTGCTGTGATCCGAGTACAGGCGGTGAGTTGCTGTGATCAGAGTACAGGCGGTGAGTTGCTGTGATCCGAGTACAGGAGGTGAGTCGCTGTGATCCGAGTACAGGCGGTCAGTTGCTGTGATCAGAGTATAGGCGGTCAGATGCTGTGATCCGAGTACAGGCGGTCAGATGCTGTGATCCGAGTACAGGCGGTCAGTCGCTGTGATCCGAGTACAGGAGGTAAGTTTCTATGATCAGAATCTCTACTGGAAACTTTTTTCAAAAGAAAAGAGTCTTTATTATAAAAAAAGTTTCTGGAGAAAGATTCAGAAAGTACAGGCGGTCAGATGCTGTGATCAGAGTACAGGCAGTCAGATGCTGTGATCCAGAGTACAGGCAGTCAGTTGCTGTGATCCAGAATACAGGCGGTCAGTCGCTGTGATCCGAGTACAGGAGGTAAGTTTCTATGATCAGAATCTCTACTGGAAACTTTTTTCAAAAGAAAAGAGTCTTTATTATAAAAAAAGTTTCTGAAGAAAGATTCAGAAAGTACAGGCGGTCAGATGCTGTGATCCGAGTACAGGCAGTCAGATGCTGTGATCCAGAGTACAGGCAGTCAGTTGCTGTGATCCAGAATACAGGCGGTGAGTCGCTGTGATCCGAGTACAGGAGGTAAGTTTCTATGATCAGAATCTCTACTGGAAACTTTTTTCAAAAGAAAAGAGTCTTTATTATAAAAAAAGTTTCTGGAGAAAGATTCAGAAAGTACAG